TAGAAGATCACTTTGGTCCTGTTATTCCTGCTAAACGCAAGAAAATGGAAAAAGACCAAGGTTTTCCTTTTCCTGTTAAAACTAAAACAGCAATTGATGATTTTGTTAAGTCACTTACTTCTAGACCTACATTATTAAAATATAAAATTAAAGACGATACTATTGTTTTCCCTAAATCAGGAAATCCAGCTAAAGACTTAACTAAAAAAATTATTGATGTAGTAATGAAAAGTGCTAAAATTGATTACTCAGTAGCTGATAAAGAAGCAGTTGATGAGGATATAAAAGGAACACCAGAACAAGAAAAAATAAAAAAAATAACTGATCAATATATTAATTTAAGAAAAGCTATTGATGATCCTAATTATCCAGATACAGCACATACATACGCAGTTATGAAAAAAGTTGAAAATATACTTCAACAAATGAGCAGAAAAGAAAATTATAGATTATCTTTAATTAAAATTTTACCTATTAAATACCAAGATTTTTTAAAAGAAACAGTTGATGAAGTATCAGTAGATAAATTAGATCAAGAAGCAAAAATATATTTTATGCAACAGCTTAAAGCAGGTAAAATTAAAGAATTACCTAAAGATCCTAAAGCAGAATATATGAAAACTAAAATGACTAAAAAAGAATTAAAAGAAGTCATTAGAGAACAAATAAAAAATCTAACAAAATAATAAATGTCAGAATCAGTTTTAAAAAAGGACTTTAAAGAAAAAGATGTACAACGTCTTCGTAATTTAGTTCAAGGTAAATATGGTGAAAAAACTAGTACTAGTATTGGTTACACTAAACAACAAGAGTTTCATAATGAAGGAGATATATGGGAAGAAGATGGTCGTAAATGGACCATTAAAAATGGTATAAAACAAAATGTTACAAAGTTGGATAAAGCAAAAGCTCAAATCCATTTACCATTATTTTGCCCTGAATGCTCTAAAGTAATGAAACATCGTTATGATAAACAGTTTTATATTCAATATAATAGATGCTTTAATTGTCAAATAGAATTTGAAGGTACAATAAAAGCAAAAGGATTATGGGTTGAATATGAAAAAAATATATTAAATTCTGATATTGATAATATAATTAAAGATTTTAATATTTGGATTGATGAAAAAATAGATACCAATATGGAATCTTATATTACAGAGGCAGGAGATGTTGAATCATGGAATGGCTCAGACAAAGCACAATTATTAAAGAATAAAGAACAAACAATAGAATACCTACAAAGTTTAAAAAAGTAATGGATATATTAACAGCAGTAATAGTTGCGTTTATAACAGCAGTAGTTGGACCAGTAATCATGACATGGGTCAAAACTAAACTAGAAAGAAAAAAACAAGACCCATTAGCTGAAGCTATTGAACATAATGCGTTAATTGATCATCAAGTTGATAGCTTATTTGATCAATTAGAATGTGATCGTATATGGATATCACAATTTCATAATGGTGGACATTTATATCCTACTGGTAAATCATTACAAAAATTCTCAATATTATATGAACGTGTAGGAGTTGATATAGCATCTGTTAAAGAAGTATACCAAAATATTCCTACTTCATTATTTAGTAAAGCATTTTCTACATTATATAGAGAAGGTGAAATTACATTACCTCATTATGATATTGATAAAGCTCAAAACTTATTCCCAGTAGATAAAACATGTGGTACTAAATCATTTTACGCACTTGCTATACATGACTTAAATGATCAATTTATAGGTGTGTTAGTTATTGATTATGTTAATGAAAATCATACATTAACGCTAGAAGAATGGATATTTATAAGACAGAAGGTAGGTGCTATAGGTACACTATTAAGTAATTATTTAAAAAATAAAAAATAATGAGCAATTTTAATACATACAAATATTTTAACAATCGTCGTTTAGTTGAAAATAACGAGATGATGGAAGAAGATATATTAAATCCGGTAATTAAATTTGACGTTAGTGAAAAATTATATAATATATTAAAGGATAATCCTGATTTATTAGATACTACTATGTCACAATTTCACTACAGAATTAACGATCTATTAAGCAAATAACATGGATGCAATTCAACAAGAAGCTAAAAGAAAATTAGAAATTATCAAAGATAAAATTGATACTTATAATACACCTACAGTAAAATATTTCTTAAAACTTTACGCTAATGGCAAAACAGTGGATGAATTAGATCCAATGACTGATTTTGTCATCATTAATAAAATATTTAACACACCCAGATTAAAAGAACGCATTGATAATATATTAAATGAACTATTAACTGAAAAACTTTGCCCTAAAGGTGAAGCATATCGTCAACGTAGAATGGCGGCTGGTGAAAAATCATCTGCTTATTTATCAGGACGCGCTGTTAAAGTTTGTAAAGGCTTAATGTCAGGCAAAAAAAAATAATGGACAACTTAAAACGCTTAGTACAAGAATCACTACGTGACTGGTTTAAAAAAGAAAAATGGGTCCGTATAGATACTCAAGGTAACATCGCAGGTGACTGTGGTACAATGCCTAAAGGTAAAGCAACACAACGTTGCCTACCATTAGCTAAAGCAAAACGCTTAACTAAAGCTGAACGTGCCGCGACAACACGCAAAAAAGTTGAGGGTAGTAAAAAAGGTAAACAATTTGTATCCAATACAGAAAAAGCAAAAGTTAAGTTTAACAAATAACACATATTTATAATATATAACTATATAAAACATGAAACCAACATTAAATGAACAATTAGCCCGCATGCAAAAATTAGCGGGTATTATCAATGAATCACAAACTAACGAAGGATACGATGAATTTCAAAGAGCAGATAAAGGCTCTAAAGATATAACAGCTAAAGACAAAGGTGAAGAAGAAGTTTATGGCGCTGGAGTTGAAAAAGGTGAGGAAATTGAAAAGAAAAAAATGACAAAAGAACAGTTAAAAGCACAAATCAAAGAAATGATTTTAGCTGAATTAACTGAAGATTCATTAAATGAAAATTCACCTAAAATTGGAGATAAAATAGATGTATTTAATCCTAAAGGCAAGTATGGGCCAGAGTTTACGGGACCCGATCAATATTTATATAACGCTGAAGTTATAAAAGTAGAAGGAAATAAAGTGACAGTCAAGGATCTTAATGATGATGAATTTATTATTGATTCAGCTGATATAGCCTCAGATTCATTAAATGAAGACGATGACGTTGATATTAACAATCCAGGTGATTTAAACAACATGTATGATCCTTTAGCTGAAGCTAAAAAAGATGAAGAAGTTGAAGATGTAACAGTAGACGATACTGAAGTAGTTGACGCTCCGGCATCAGATATGATGGCTGGTGAATCAGCTGAAATATCAGGTATCCAATCTAATTTACAATCAGCATACGCTGAAGCAAAAGCATTAGGTGATGAAAAATTAATCACTCAAATTGCTAATACAATTACTTATTTTACTAAAGCTCATATTTTAGATACAGCTCCAGTTAATGAGTCTATGTTTCCAATGTTAAAAAGAATTATTAAATAATATGAAACAAAGTATCACTGAAAAAACATTAACTGCCGCGGAATTAAAAAAACGTGAGGAAGTTGTTAAACAACTTAAATCAGAAAAATCTTTATTAGTTAAACGCTATGGTAAAGATGCTGAAAAAGTAATGTACGGACGTGCTACTAATATAGCTAAAAAAACAGCAGAAAACATGAATAAAGATAAAGTACGTGAAATGATTAAGAAGACTCTTATGAGTCCAGTAGATGAAAAATTTTCAAAAGAATTTGATTCTGATCCAGCTTTAAAAGGTGGACAAAAATCATTACCTGATGAATTACAAAAATCAATCATTAAAAAAGCTACAAAAGAAGATATTGACTTAGGTCATCAAGATGATGAACCAAACATGTTAAAAGCATCTATATATCAAACAGCTAAAAACTCAGCTAGTTTGTATAAAATGTTAGATAAATATGATCAAATGGATCAGGAAGTTGATTTTCCTGATTGGTGGCAAGAAAAAATCCACTTAGCAGCAGATTATATGGATAAAGCTAAACAATATTTAGAATTTGAAGAAAAGCAACCATCATTAGATGCTATGCTTCAAGAAGAAAAATCTAAATTTTTCGCATCAAAAGCAAACATTAATCCTGAATTAGTACAAAAAGTAGAAGACTTTATTAGAGAAGTAGCTCAAGATTATGATTACGGTGTTGATGATGCTTACTTTGCTATTATGCAGGTTCTTAAAGCAGGTTTAGTTAACGAAGAAGTTAACGAAGAAGAAGCAGAAGCTAAAGACGCTGTAGATACAGTTACTATGGATGTACCTTTATTTATTCGTATGTTAGAATTTGCTCGTGAAGATTCTAAAGCAGATGTTGATTTACATGATGTAACTGAAAAAGCAGTAGCATTAAACAAAGAGAAAGAAACATTATCAATGCAGGATTATGAAGATATAATCCCAGCAATGGATGAACCAATGGATGAAGGTTTACCTAAAGGATACTGGAAAAAAGAAACAGCTAATTTAGATGAAACCTTTGAAAAATTAGTTAATAAATTAAAAAAACAAGGTAAATCTGAAAAAGTAGCAACCGCAATCGCTGGTGCCGTATCACAATATAAAGCTAAAGGTGGAGGTAAAGGTCCAACAGCTAAACAAGCAGCTCGTTTAAAAGAAGAAATGTCTGATGAAGCTATGATGTACAAGTATATATCTAAGTATGTTAAAAATCCAGATGATGTTGACACTGAAATGGAAAATTACAAAATATCAGGATTTCAAGCATTATCTGATATGGTTAAAGCTGGTTTAAGAAAAGATATAGACTTTATGACATATGTTCAAATACAACATGATGAAGATCAATTTAATAGAGAAAGAGGATTGTAATGGTAAGAGAAGATTTCAAAAATAGAATACGTGCTATTGTAAAACAAGTTTACAAAGCCCAATCTAAAATAGATTTAGATGTTCCTAAAACAGATATTTCTTTAGATTTGGATAAGTTCCCTATTTTAGCTAAATTCCCATCATTACGTGATGCAATTGTACAATTACTAACTACTCAATATAAAGATTTTGTTAGTGAAATACAATGGGTAGCACCAAAACCAACAACATTTAAAATATTATTAGCAAATAATCAATTCTTTTACTTAATGTACGATGATATTACTTGGATTTGCAAATCAGAAGGTAAAAAATATTGGTTAAACGATATAAAAGATGAAGGGCGGGCCACAGAGTCTATAGCTAGATTATTATCATATGGAGCTTCAAAAGACGCAAACGCATCATTTAAAGACTCAGGTGATGAAGCAGCTACAGAAGCACCAGCCGAAGCACCAGCTGTATAATTATGGATCCAATCGATAAGTTTTTAAAACAATATTCTTATAAATTTCCTAAAGGATATCCTGACATGAAAAATGAACAGGATATCTTACTAATGGAAACATTATTAAATAATTTAGGTATTAGTTTAAAAGAAGCAACACCTCCTTCTGCTAATAAAAAAGCAGTTAAAACATTGGTTGATGCTTATCCTGATAAATTTAATAGCCAATCTGAATCTAATAGGATATCTAATTTACAAAAAATATCACCTGAAGAATTTATTAAATTAATAAAACAAACATTTGATAATACTAATGTTACTATTTATTCTCCAGGAATATCTCCTAATGTTAAACCAAAAGGAAGTTCTAAGTTTAGCATGTATGAATTTAATACACCTGATGGATTAGCTAGACTATTATTATCAGGTGGTCAGGGTAGTAATAAAGGAAATGAATTTGAAACTAGTGTTTTTGCTAATTTACAAGCAAATACTGGTAAAGCATTAGATGATATAGAAGATCCTATCACTAAACAAATATATAAGACTTTAGGTATAGATCCATCAACATTGTCTCCTAATGATATAGAACAAACAGGTAATAAAGATACAAAACGTCCAATTAGTTTTGAAGGAGCTAAAGATAGAGGAAAAACTATTGCTGATGTTGTTATAACTTATGACAAAAAACCATATTATCTATCTATTAAAAATGTTAGCGGTAGTGGATTATATAATGGTGGAGTAGTACCTGGTATTAACTTTAATACAGATAAATCAAAAATTGTATTTGATCAATCATCATTAGACTCAAATGTATTTATTAGTAAATTATTAAAAACATTTGGAGTAGATCCTCAAAACATAGTTGATGGTTTAAATAATTACATAAATAAAACAGGTAAAAATTCTGATTTTGAGTCAACTAACGGTAATTTAGAAGATATTAAAAAACTTTTAGGGTCAAGTATAGATTACGGATATTATTATATTAGAGAAATAAATCCAATCGAAGTAAAAATAATTCATATAGATTCTCCAGAAACTGCAGCTTCATTAATAGGTAATCCAACAGCGGTAAAGATTAAATACCCAGGATCAAATACTAAACAAACAACAGTACGTATTCCTTTAGAAAAATCAGAAATAGGGGCTAAACATATTGATGTTGATATTAGAAATACCAGTGGTGGTATTGATAAACCATCAATAAAGATAAATATAAATTAATATTTATAATCATGAATAAATTAAAACAACTTATCTCAGAAACTTTGCAAAATTACAAAGTAACCGATTCATGCAAACACTGCAATACACCGCCTTTACTTGTAGAGTCTAAGCAGTACAATATGGCGATATCTGAGGCGATGCGTTACCATATAGACAGTAAAATACAGCTTACTGAGAATATATACCGCCCAGGCAGTTTCGCTCATCAAAAATTATTGACTGAAGCAAGAATGTTATGGTCTAAAGGTATTATTGAATTACAAGGTACAGATAAAAAAATATTTGAACATACAGATATTGGAAGATGGGCAAAATATGAAGGCGAATTTGTTCCTTTAGATTTACCATTAATGGAAATATTAACTGAAGCTGAATATCATGGTAAAGAAGTACCACTAGGTAAACCAAAACGTGGTGGATCTAAAAAATTCTATGTTTACGTTAAAGACGGTGATAAAGTTAAAAAAGTATCATTTGGTATGGCTGGTGGAGCTTTAAGAGCAAAACTAAACAATCCTAAAGCACGTAAAGCATTTTCAGATAGAATGAATTGTCCACAAGCTAAAGATAAAACTAAAGCTAAATACTGGTCATGTAGATTACCTCGTTACGCAAAATTATTAGGATTTAAAACAACATTTACAGGATATTGGTAATATGAAACTATCAGAAATTAAAAAAGCAATTAAAGAAGAATATTCATCATCAAAAAAGGTATTAGCCATTGGTGGTGTAATTGTTATCAACCCTAAAGTTGCTAAAATGAAATATATTTTATCTGATGTTAGAGCTGTATTAGGTGTAACTATTGTTAATAACAAAGAATATCAATCAGGTAATCCATCATCACAATATGAATACGCTTACTTAGATATTAAAATTGACCCATCACCATTTCCTAAAGGATTAAATGATACAGCTAATATTGTATCTAAAGTAGAAAAAGATATTAAATCAATTCGTGGTGTTGTTACTTTTAAATTAAAAGAAAAAGCACACGACGTTAAAACCTGGACTATATCATAATGATATTACAACTAGATCCAATGATTCCGATACAGCGTATCTCAGATGAAATGGAAGGTTACGCTTTTTTAGTTATTGATTATTCACAAGAACATAATTTACTATTTACTTGTGCAATGGATGATGGTGAAATATGGACATTAAATAATAAAGAAATTAGATTTTGTAAAAATATATCGTTAGAAAGAATTAAAATTAAAAAATAAAATGGAAAATTACTCAAAATTAATATCATTCTTGTTTCATTCAAGAACACAAGCACATGTATTTCACTTACAAACAACTTCATTTGCTGAACATAGCGCATTAAATGGATATTATGACGAAATAGTTGAATTAGTAGATGGTTTAGTAGAATCTTATCAAGGTAAATATGGTATTTTAAAAGGATACTCAAACTATTCTATTTTAGAATACAATGATAAAAATCAAGTAATAACTTATTTTGAAGCACTATACTCTAAAATTGAAGAATTACGCACAGATATTCCTGATTCGTATATTCAGAATCAAATTGATACTGTTGTAGAATTAGTAGAATCTACTTTATATAAGTTAAAGTATTTAAACTAAAACTATATCATAATGATTAAATTAGTTGATTTATTAAAAGAAATAACTGAAGGTGATCCTAAAGTAGGTACAGGTAAAAAACCTAAAGGATCAGGTCGTCGTTTATACACTGATGAAAATCCAAAAGATACTGTTAGTATAAAATTTAAAACAGTTCAAGATATAAAAGATACTTTATCTAAATCATCATTTAAATCAAAATCACATAAAAGACAATCACAGATTATTAATTTAATTCATCAACGTGTTAGAGCAGCTTATGGTAAAGCAAAAGATCCTGAAGTAAAAGCACGTCTAAAAAAAGGATTAGAATATATTACAGCTAAAAAAGAAGCGTCTAAGAAAAAAACTGAACGTTTAAATAAAATAAAAGAAACGTCTGATCCACAATCAGGTAAATCAGCACCATATGGTTCTGGATATGCTCCATTTAAAAAAATCAAAGTATAATTAAATGCGCCCTTACACTGACATAGAAATTACAGATGAATATGTTATTCGTGAATTTAACGAAAATATAGATCCAATTGAACTAATGTGGCATCGTGATGATGAGGATAGAACAGTTGAAGTAATAGGTAAAACAGATTGGAAATTACAACTTGAAAATCAGTTGCCAACTTCTATAAACCAGCCTATATTTATACCAAGACACGAATGGCATAGAGCCATTAAAGGAACAGGAAATTTAAAATTAAAGATATATAAAAAATGAAAGAACAATTAAACGAGCAATTTGTAAAAATGCAAAAAATTGCAGGAATTAAAATAAATGAAGAAATGTCAGATGTTGTTGGTTATTACTTAAACAAATTACGTAAATTTGAAGAAGACAACACAGCAGATATGTATGATCTTAAAAATTTAGAAACTGCTATTAACATGTATCATAAAGAATTACTTAATAAAATTAAGTAAATAACATACAGACGGATTCATAGCCTGTCGATTTTATAAAATATTATGGAGCTGTGGCCCACCCTAAAAAAGGTGGGCCACCTTAGTTTGGCCTTTAAATAAAAATTAATTATATTAAAATATATGAAAAAAATTGTAATCGTTGGAGCCGGAGTAGCAGGCATTAATGCTGCAACTAAATTAGTAGATAATGGATATGATGGTAGTTTAATCACCATTATTGATATGGGTAAAGATCCATATAACCGCTTACCTGAAGAGGTAATGACAGGAATGTTAGGCGCTGGAGGATGGTCAGATGGTAAATTAACATACCATACAGCTATTGGTGGTCAATTAGCTAAGTATACAGGTGAGGAAAAAGCAATGGAATTAATGGATCAAGTTATTACTAACTTTAAACGTTTCCATCCTAAACCTGAAGAAGTACAATGCTCAAATCCAGAAGCTGAACCTGACTTTATTAAACCATATTTCGGTTTACGTTTATTTCCTGTATGGCACGTAGGTACAGATTATCTATCTGAAATTGCTAAAAACTGGTACGATTATTTAGTGTCTAAAAATATAAATTTTATTTGGGAAACTAAAGTATCAGCTATTGATTTTAAAGAAAATGTTGTATCTAGTTGGACTAATGATAAATTTAATTTACATGGCTATGATGAACTTATATTTGCTGTAGGCAAATCAGGTATTGATTTTGCTCAACAATTAGCAAATGAATATGAATTACCAGATGAACCTAAATCAGTACAAATTGGTGTTAGATTTGAAGCACCACAACATCACTTCCAGAAACTAATCGATATTTCATATGACTTTAAGTTATATAGAAAATTTGATGATAAAGGTGTTTCATTACGTTCGTTTTGCACAAACAATAATGCCGCTTATGTTGCTGTAGAAGAAACATATGGTGATGTTACTTATAATGGTCACGCTAAAAAAGATCCTAAATACCTAAATGGAATGACTAATTTTGGTATTATTATGGAAATTAAGGATATTGAAGATCCATTTAAATGGTCACGTGATGTAGTAAATAAATTACAATCAAATGGTACTGGTTTGTATTATAGCCCATCTCGTAAACCATCAGATACATCAGAAAAAAACATAGTAAGTTCAACACCTATTAGTTTAGATACATTAAATAATGTTGTTAAACCAGTTATGGAAGGTTATTTCCAATACATTGAAGATTTTATTGAGGATATGAAAAAAGTATTCCCAACATTAGGTGATGATTGGGGAGTTTATATACCAGAAGTAAAGTATTTATCACCAGAACCATTAGTTGATTATACTAATTTAGCATTAACTAAATATCCAAATGTACATTTTGTTGGTGATGCTTTAAGTGCAAGAGGTATAACAGTTAGTGGTGCGCATGGAATTTATGTCGCTGAATCGTTAATAAAATAATATGAAAACATTAGTAATATCTGACCTACATATAGGCTCTAAAGGCTGTAATACTAAAGCCATCATAAACCTACTTAAAACTGAGGAATATGACCGCTTAATATTAGTAGGCGATATTATTGATGGCTGGTTATTCCAGCGATATAAGAAGTTTAGTGAGGATCATAACAGAGTAATACGTAATCTATTCAAAATATCTAAAGAAAAAGAAATTATTTGGATATCAGGCAACCATGATGAGTTCTTAAGAAAATATACACCTATGCAATTAGGTAATATTAAAATAGTAGACGAATTTAGTGAGGGTGGTATTTGGTTTTGTCATGGTGATAAATATGATGGTATTGTTAAGATGCATTGGTTAGGAATGTTAGGTTCAATTGGTTATGACGCTGCTATTGTTATTGATAGACTATTAAAGAAAATTAATAAGAAAACAAGTTTATCTAAGTATTTAAAAGATAATGTTAAAGCAGCAGTTTCATTTATGGTCGATTTTGAACAAGAAATGACCAGACAAGCTAAAAAACGTAATTGCCATACTGTTATTTGTGGACACATTCATACACCAGTAGACAAAACTATAGACGGTATTAGATATATTAATACAGGAGACTGGATTGAAAATCAATCATATGTAATATATGAATTATCTAAGTATGAAATAGGTAGTGGAACATTAAAATTATACAAGTGATAATTACAGATAGAGCTAGAGACAGAATAAAAGCACTTAAATTAGAATCTAATTTAGATGAAACTCACTTCCTCCGTGTGTCAGTACAAGGAGGAGGCTGTTCTGGCTTATCATATAAATTAGACTTTGATAATACTATTAAGTCAGGTGACCAAGAATTTGATGATAATGGGGAAAAATTAGTATTAGATATGAAATCATTTTTATATTTAGCAGGTACAGAACTAGACTTTTCAGATGGGTTAAATGGTAAAGGATTTCAATTTAATAATCCAAACGCGACAAGAACATGTGGATGTGGTGAAAGTTTTGCTGTATAAGTTTGGCCTCCCGCTGATTTGATGTTATATTTAATTATATGGAAAATAAAAAATTTGAACCAACTAAAAAATTAACAAAAGCAGACGGAACAATTGCCTACGTTTGGGAAGGTAAGTATCATAACTGGGATGGACCAGCATTAATACCTCAAGGTGAAAGAAAAAAACGTGAGTATTATCTATATGGTATTAAGTATACTGAAAAGTTATGGAAAGAACATTGTAAACAACGTGAAGGTTTACCATGGTTCAAATCAGCATCAGGTAAAGCAGCTGGTTCTAGAGTTTAAACAAATTAATTACAACTTGGTCTCATTAGAGACTTTACATACATTATAATATATGAAAATAGGTTTTTGTGGAACAATGAGTGTTGGTAAAACAACATTAGTAAAATCATTAGGTGAATTACCTGAATTTAAAGACTACTATGTTACAACTGAACGTAGTAAATATTTAAAAGATTTAGGTATTCCATTAAATACTGATAGTACTTTAAATGGTCAAACTATATTTTTAGCAGAACGTGTTAGTGAATTAATGCGTCCTAAATTAATTACTGATAGAACAGTTATTGATGTTATAGCATTTGCTAAATGTGCTAAATCTATTAATGTTTTAGATAAAGAAGCGTTTGAAGATTATGCTAAATTATTTGTTAGTCAATATGATTATATATTTTATGTAAATCCTATTGGAACAGTTATGGAAAATAACGGAGTACGTGAAACTGATAATGAGTTTAGAAAGACAATTGATTTCTTTATTCAACGAATTGCTGATAGATATTCACATCGTATGAAAAATTTTGTAGAGATTAGCGGAACTAACGAAGAACGTATTAAAAAAATTAAAGAGACAATATTTTCATAATATTTATCAGAAAAATATAACATGAAAATCAAAGAATTTAAATCTTTTATACGTGAAGAAATCATAGGTGTTTTATCTGAAACTACTATGGTAGGTCCACAAACAACATCTGATGATATTACTACAATAGCTAAATCAGAAAAAACATCACCAGCTACTGTTAAAGCAGCTATTGATCAAGCTAAGAAAACAAATACATCTATAGCAGTAGCTGAAGTGGAATTAGATGAAATGGCTCGTGCTAAAGTATCTTACATCTTAAATCAAGAAATGAAAGATGAATTAGCTTCATTAATTGAAAAAGCTAAAGGTAATGTTAAAAAAGCATTAGAATATCTTTTAGATAAAGGTGAAATGTCAGTTGCCGATGTAGCTAAAGAATTTGGTTTAGCAGATACAGCTAGTATCAACAATCCTAAATTCAGAGAATTAATGGGTATGTTAAAAGATAAAGGTGTAGTATCAATGGGTGGTGTTCCATCAACACCAGCTGCTAAACCATCTAAAGAAAAAGTAACTAAAGCTGTAGAAAAAGATATTGAGACAGGTGAAGAAGAAGTTGATGATTACTATAAAGCAGGAGACGAAGATTCAGCACCAGAAGAATCAGATATTGATAAACAAGCAGCTAAAGCAGCTAATAAATTAACTAAACGTACTTCTAAATTAGATAAAGTATTAAAAGGCTTAATTCAAGTAGAAAAAGAAATGAAAGAACTAGCTGGTGAATATAAAAAAGCTGAAGGTGAAGAAAAAGCTTCAATTGTAGCTAAATTAAAAGAAAAAACAGCACAAAAGAAAGAATTAGAAGCATTAAAAGACAAATTTGAATTTGATGTTGTATAAAGAAATTCTTAAATTTTTAGGATACATAGGATTAGTGTTATTAATTGTAAATATTCTTAACATTAATCCTAATTTCCGTCTGGATAAACAGAACGAAATTTTAAGTAAAAAAATAGATTCATTACAAGCAAATATTGACTCTAATAAAGTTAAAATTGCTCAACTAGATTCAGTTGCTACTGTTTATAAACAACAAGTGGCTGAAGACAAAACCAAATTATCGGGTTTAAAATATAAAGCCGATTTATATAAAACTAAATACAATGAAGAACATAATCGTATTACTAACTTGTCTAATAATGCCCTTGTTAGTGAGTTCACAAACGCTTTTGACTGAGGATTTAGTCACAGTTCCTTCTAAAACATTAAAAAACGCTTTAATTGTAAAAAACGAACGTGATTTCTTAAAAAATCAAATCACAGTAGTTAGAGATTCAGTTAATATTTTAGTTACAATAACAAACAATCAAGATTCTATTATAAAAACTCAAGACGCTTCAATTTCATTATATAAAAAAATTGATACAGATCGTCAAAAACAATTAGAGTATAAAGATAATATTATCACTAATACACAAAACCAAATAAAAAAATTAAAATTAAAGTTTATAGTTAGTTCTGTTGCTTTAGTTGGTATTTTACTAGTTATATGAGTCAAGACTTACGTGAAGTTATAAGACAGGAATATGTAAAATGTGCCTCTGATCCGGCTCATTTTATGAAGAAATACTGTCATATCCAACATCCTCAAAGAGGAAGAATCATATTCAATTTATATCCATTCCAGGATAAAGTATTAAATTTATGGAAAGATAATCCATACAGTATAGTACTTAAATCAAGACAATTAGGTATTTCAACACTATCTGCTGGTTATTCTTTATGGTTAATGTTATTCCATAAAGATAAAAACGTACTTTGTATTGCTACAAAGCAAGAAACCGCTAAAAACATGGTAACCAAGGTAAAATTCATGTATGAAAATTTACCATCATGGTTAAAAGTACAAGCAGATGAAAATAATAAACTTACATTACGATTAAATAACGGATCTCAAATTAAAGCAGTATCAGCTGCTGGTGATGCGGGTAGATCTGAAGCAGTATCTTTGCTATTAATTGACGAGGCCGCTTTTATTGACGGTATCGATACAATTTGGGCTTCTGCTCAACAAACCTTAGCTACTGGTGGTGGTGCTATTGTATTATCTACTCCTTATGGTACAGGTAATTGGTTCCATCAAACGTGGGTTAAGGCTGAAGCTAATCAAAACGATTTCTTACCTATTAAATTACCTTGGTATGTCCATCCTGAAAGAAATGAAGCATGGAGAAAACGACAAGATGATTTATTAGGTGATCCTAGATTAGCATCTCAAGAGTGTGACTGTGACTTTAGTACATCAGGTGATACAGTATTTTATTCAGAATGGATTGAGTTTATAGCTCAAACTACAATAAAAGAGCCGCTAGAACGCCGCGGAGTTGACCGTAACTTATGGATATGGGAACCGGCGGACTATACTCAATCGTATATGGTTATAGCCGATGTAGCGCGAGGTGACGGCAAAGATTTCTCTGCAGCTCATGTTATTCATGTTGAATCAAATACTCAAGTAGCAGAATATAAAGGTCAATTACCACCTAAAGAATTTGGATTTTTCTTAGTTGGCTTAGCTACAGAATATAATCAAGCCTTATTAGTAGTAGAAAACGCTAATATTGGTTGGTCAGCATTAGATGCGATTCAAGAACGTGGATATAAAAATTTATATTTCTCACCTAAAAGTGATGCTGGAAGTAACGCGGATGCTTATTTTGACCAATATATGGATAACTCAAAATTAGTACCTGGTTTTACAACATCAATGAAAACTCGTCCTTTAGTAATTAATAAATTTAGAGAGTACATAGGTGACAAAAGTGTTGTTATTCAATCTAAACGTTTACTAGAAGAAATGAAAGTATTCATTTGGAAAAATGGTCGCGCTGAAGCACAATCAGGATACAATGACGATTTAATTATGAGTTTTGCAATTGGAATGTATTTAAGAGATACATCATTAAGATTTAAATCACAAAACCTAGAAATGTCTAGAGCAACGCTAAGTAATATGTCTGTTAACAGAACAGGATTTACAGGAGCATATGGTTCTAATGTTCCTAATCCATATAGTTTAAAAACTGGTATAGGTGGAGACGAAGATATTAGTTGGTTAATACGATAATATTTATAATTAATAACATATAATAAAATGGCAGACAAAGGCTTATTTTCACGATTACAACGACTGTTCTCTACCGATGTGGTAATGAGAAACCAGGGTGGTGATCAATTAAAAGTAATGGACGTTAACACCATACAACAAACTGGTGATATCGCTACTAACTCATTAATGGATAGATATAATAGAATCTATTCAACTAATGCATCTTCACTTTACGGACAGCAATTAAATTTAAATTACCAATACTTACGTACCCAATTATATTCAGACTATGATATCATGGATCAGGATGCAATTGTTGGTTCAGCATTAGATATTGTAGCTGATGAATCTACATTAAAAGATGATATGGGTGAAGTATTATCTATTCGTTCATCAGACGAAAACATTCAAAGAATTTTATATAACTTATTTTATGATGTATTAAACATTGAATTTAATTTATGGTCTTGGATTCGTCAAATGTGTAAATATGGTGACTTTTTCTTAAGATTAGAAATTGCTGAAAAATTTGGTGTATATAATGTTATTCCATATACAGCATACCACATTGAAAGACAAGAAAATTACGACAAAGACAAACCAGCTTCAGTTCGTTTCCAATTCAGACCTGAAGGATTTTTATCAGGTGATGGTTATTATAACACACCAAATTTAGGTCGTCAAAATGAGCCAGGTATTTTCTTTGAAAATTATGAGGTAGCTCACTTTAGATTAATTACAGATGTTAACTATTTACCATATGGTAGATCTTATCTAGAACCAGCTCGTCGTTTATATAAACAATACGCATTAATGGAAGACGCAATGTTAATCCATCGTGTAGTTCGTTCACCAGAAAAACGTACTTTCTTTATTAATGTTGGTTCTATCCCGCCTAATGAAGTTGAAGCATTTATGCAGAAAACTATTAGTTCAATGAAACGCACTCCATTAATGGATCAAAAGACAGGTGAGTATAACGTAAAATATAACATGCAAAACTTACTAGAAGACTTTTATATTCCAGTAAGAGGTAATGACCAAGCAACACGTATTGAAAATACTAAAGGTTTAGATTACGATGGTATTCAAGACGTTGCTTATTTAAGAGATAAGTTATTTGCAGCATTAAAAGTACCTAAAGCATTTTTAGGTTATGATAAAGATTTACAAGGTAAAGCAACATTAGCAGCAGAAGATATCCGTTTCGCTCGTACAATTGATCGTATTCAACGTATTACATTATCTGAATTATATAAGATTGCATTAGTACATTTATATGTTCAAGGTTATACTAACGATGAATTAACTAACTTTGAGTTATCTTTAACTACACCGTCTATTATATATGATCAAGAACGTATCATGTTAATGAAGGAAAAAGTTGATTTAGCTAAAAATATCATTGAAACTAAATTAATGCCTACTGATTGGGTTTATGATAATGTATTCAGATTCTCTGAAGATAAATTTGACGAATACAGAGATATGATGATTGAAGACGCAAAACGTGAATTTAGAATTGCTCAAATTAGAGAAGAAGGTAATGATCCGGTAGAAACAGGTAAATCTTATGGTACACCACATGATTTAGCTAGTTTATATAGTAAAAACGGCGGACCAGAAGGAGAATTGCCACCAGGATATAATAATGATACACAATTAGGTCGCCCAAAAGAAAAAGTATCTAATATTAATACACAAGATAGCGCATTAGGTCGCGATAGATTAGGTGTTAAAGATATGAAATCTGATGATCAACCAGGATATGGTAAATCAACTTCAAAACCGTTTGCTTTAGAAAATGCTAAATCAGCTTTTGCAAGAAATAAACGTTTGTTTGAACAAGTTGACAAGAAATTAGTATTCAGTCAAGAAAAACCAGGAGATTCGCTATTAGATGAATCCCAAATTAGAGAATAATAATCCTTATATATTTATAATAAAACACTTTAGGAATGATTGTTAAACATTCAAAATACAAGAATACTGGCATTTTATTTGAACTTTTAGTCAGACAAATTACGTCTGATACATTGTCAGGTGTAGACTCAAAAGCAGCGACTATATTAAAAAAACACTTTGTTAAAACAGAGTTAGGAAAAGAATATAAGTTATACGAAACGTTGTTAAACAACATTAGATTAAGCGAAGGTAAAGCAGATATTATTATCAGTACTTTATTAGAAAGTGCTAAATATCTAAACAAATCAGCATTACGCCGTCAAAAATATAATTTAATTAAAGAAATTAAAGCAAATTATGACGTTGATGAATTCTTCAAAACTAAACTCCCTAACTATAAAACACAAGCTGCGTTCTATACATTATTAGAAATGTATGATGGTGTTAACCAACCAGAACCTAACCAAGTAATCTCAAATAAATTAATTCTATTAGAACATTTAACTTCAGCACCTGTTACTACAGAGACTAAAGATGTATTAATGGAAGAATTTAAGTCATACGATAAAGATATTCGTATGTTAACTTATAGAGCATTATTAGAAAAATTTAATTCTAAGTATGCTAATTTAAATGAAGGACAAAAATCAGTATTAAAAGAATTTATTAATAGTGTTGACAATCCAGCTAAATTAAAAGATTTTTATAATACTAAAATAACAGAAATTAAATCTGATTTAACTAAATTAAATAAAAAAGTTAAAGATAAGACAACTCAAATTAAAATTAATGAGGTGTCTAATATTTTAGTTACGTTAGATAAAAATGATAAAATTAGTAATGATGATATGACTAATTTACTTCATTACTATGAATTACTAGAAGAATTACGTAAGGTAAATGGATAAGTTAAAAAATATCATTAAACAAACATTAAAAGAAGTTAGTATCCATAAAGGTATTGACGGACAATTTGACACTGCTCTTCAGTGGATCTGGCTTTTTGGTGGTAAAGAATTATTAAAAAATAAACTAGAAATTTATAGCCCATCTAATGAATTTAGAACATTCAAAAAAGCTATGGAGACCGGTAAAATTACTATCCAAGACTTAGATAAAGCTACACAAGGAGAGCATGGGCAAGCAGATAATATAGCTTTTTCACAAACCGCAGTTTGGAAACAAGATTTAAAACCATACTTAGATAACTATAATCAAGAAAAATTTAATAATTTAAATATTGATTTAGAAGAAGAATCAGGTACAGGAGGTGGAGCATCAGCTGGAGCATTTAGTCCAGGTGAAGGACCACAAACAGCAACAAAAGCAGGTACAGATGCTGCTTATAAAAAAAATACTAATTCTAAAGGTACAACAAATAACTATTACTATAAACTAGGTTACAAACCTGTTAATCAAAAAAAACTGAATAAACAGGCAAAAGGAATCGAAGTTAAACAAATGTGGAAAGAAAATGTAAACGAAGCACAATTAGATGTCGACGCTTATATTGATTCTTTAAACATAGACAAACCAGAATTAAAAACATTTATCAAATCTAGATTAGAAGGATTTGATACATTAGAACAAAAATTAAACGAATTATTACCATTATTACAAAACGCAAAACAAAGAACATTAGATTATTATAAAAATAAACCTAATTTTAACGTGTTATATGGTACTGATTTAGCAAACGATTATTTAAACGACTTAATAAGCTTATTTAAGAATTAATATGGCAAATATACCGGCTAATGCTACCGCAATTTCAAGACAAGGAGGACAAACAGTGACCGGCTCATTCGCTGGTTTTGTTGGTTGCTCTAATACAGTAAATACTTATATTCACTTTACAAGTCTTAAAGATGCAAATGGAGTAGAATTAGTAGTCTCAGGATCTCCAGCAGCTTTATATCTTAAAGAAGGTGTTGTATATCCTATCTTTGTAACTACTGCTTCATTAGATGCTACTAGTGCTAACGTCGTTTTCTTTACATAAAAAATTATAAACATGGCAAATATACCCGCAAACCCAACCGTAGTATCTATAAGACAAGGCCAATCAGTAACTGGTTCATTCGCTGGTTTTACAGTAGCAGCAACCACAGCAGGATCATATGCTATTTTTAATGGACTTAAAGATGCAAATGGATTAGAATTATGTACATCAGGTTCTCCAGCAACTTTAAGATTTATTGAAGGTCAAACATATCCAATATTTGTAACTAGTGCTTCATTAGCTGCAACTAGTGCTAACGTATTATTTTACACATAATAACTTATTATAAATGAAAACATTACAAGAACAATACATCCTTATTAAAGAAGGAAAAGGAAACAAAGATCATTTCTTAAAACAAGCAAAAACTTTATTTCCAAATTATATTAATCAATATTCTGATTATGATACAACAGTTAAAGTACTTAAATCAAAAAGTATTTTAAGTGAAGGTATTGGTGGCTTTGTTAATCACAAACCATCACCATCATGGTTAGATGTATTTAGAAAAAATATAAACGAAGGTGATAGCCCTATTATTAAATTAAGTGATGGTTCGGAAATTAAAATAGGTAGCAAAGCTAAAATAAATGACGAAGTAGTAACAATTAAAACCATCAATAAAGTTGGTAATATTAATCATATTACTGGTGAAACTGAAGATGGTAGAGAATTATTAGCAAAAGGTAGTGCTTATGTAGATCCATATAACACTAAAGAAGAAAACTTATCAGAAGTTATTGGTGTTCCAAATAGAAAAACATATGGTGACTATGATGAGTTTGCAAAACCATCTAAACAAGTTCAACAAGATTTAGCTGATCAATTTGATAATAAAGATAAGAAAAATATTGATAATGTTTATGGTACATCTTTCTTAAATGGCTACTATGCTGAAATGAAAGATCCTAAAAATAAAAACAAAACAGTTGACGAATTAAAACAAATCGTACTTAAAAACATGGTTAAAGACATAAACTATTATGCTAAAAATGCTATGTTTGGAACTAAAGGAGTAGGATTTAAAACATCAACAGAAACAATTGCACCTAAAGGTAAATATAAGTCAAGCGGATACGGTGATTTAGATAAAAAGAAAAAATAATGAGACAAGTATTAATTGAAACGCAATTATTCTCACCTAAAGCTGTTAGATTAACTGAAGGAACTAATCCTGGAGGTAATATATTAGTAGAAGGTGTTTTAGCCACTGCCGAAGTAAAAAACGGTAATGGTAGATATTATGCTAAAGAATTATGGGAACGTGAAATGAATCGCTATATGGAATCTGTTCGTGAGAACAGAGCATTAGGTGAATTAGACCATCCAGATTCTTCAGTTATTAACTTAAAAAACGTTTCACATAATATTAAAAAATGCTGGTGGGATGGAGACAATGTAATGGGTTTAATTGAAATTTTACCTACTCCATCTGGTAACATCTTAAAAGCATTAATTGAAAGTGGCATTACAGTAGGTGTATCATCAAGAGGAATGGGTTCATTAGAACAAAGAGGTAATGTAATGGAAGTACAAGAAGACTTCGAATTATTATGTTGGGATTTTGTTTCAACACCTTCTAATCCTGGTTCATGGATGCAACCAACTAATTTAAATGAGTCATATATTCCTAGCTTAAATCAATACGGTAAAATTAATTCAATTATCACAGATATTTTATGTGCTAACGGATCATGTCCATTATTCTAAATTAACCTCTCTATTAATAGTATTATTAGATCTATGCCTCTCTAAAAAAGAGGCATTTCTTTTTCACTCCTGCGTATTTTTAAAAAATCTGGACATATGTATATTAGAATATACTGCCCGCAATCGCATTTGCAGTATCGATAATTAACAATTCTATTACACTTTAAATAAGTGTATTTCCCAAACAAAATTTTAGGACAAATGAGTAAAAACAGAGATTTGCTTAAAGAAGCAATCGAAGACGCTAAAGTTGTTAAAGAAACAGCAATAGCAAGCGCAAAAGCCGCTCTTGAAGAACATTTCACTCCACAATTAAAATCTATGTTGTCAGCAAAACTTGCAGAAATGGAAGCTGAAGAAATGGATGAAGAAAAAGAGGAAATGAATGAAGATTCAATTGAGGATTCAATGGAAAAAATGTCTTATGGCGAAGACGGTATGGAAGAAGAGATTGAATATGATCACGGTAACATCGACACAGAAGAAGGTGACCCGTTAGATGAACTTAATCTTGAAGAATTATTAGCTGAGTTAGAAGAAGACATGAAATCTGAAAACGACGAAATGAAAAAAGAAGAATTAAACGAAGCAGAAGGTGAAGAAGAAGTTGAAACTGAAGAAGAAATCAACATCGAAGACATGACTGAAGAAGAATTAAAATCTTTCATTGAAGACGTAATTAAAGACATGGTTGAAGCTGGTGAATTAGAAGCTGGTGAAGGCATGGAAGGTGAAGAAGAAGGTGAAGAAATGGAAAGTGAAGAAGAAATTTCAATTGATGAAATTTTAGCTGAAATCGAATTAGATGAACGTAAAAAGTACGGTGGTAATAAAGGAGACGTTCCTGCTGCTAAACGTGGTGACAAAAAAGACACCGCTGAAGAAGAAGGCGTTGAAGACTACAAGAAAAAGTTAAAAGAAACAGAAGATAAATTAGAAGAAGCTTATGCTGCTCTATCTACTGTTAAATCTGATTTAAATGAAGTTAATTTGTTAAATGCAAAATTACTTTACACTAACAAAATTTTCAAAGCTAAAAACTTAACCGAATCACAAAAAGTAAAGGTTTTAAATGCATTTGATAAAGCATCAACAGTAAAAGAAACTAAATTAGTATTCGAAACATTGTCAGAAGGATTAAAAGAAACTTCTAAATCACATGTTAATGAATCATTAAAAACTAGTTTAGCATCTAAAACAACAGGTATTATACCAACAGCAAGAAAACCTATTGTAGAAGTTAATGACACATTCACAAGAATGCAAAAAATAGCAGGAATTATTAAATAAAACAATTTTAAAAAAAATTTTAAAAAAATGAGCACAATTCAATCATTATTAGAATCAGCTAATCCTTGGAAATCACTCCAAAGCGATGCAGCTAAATTGTCTTCTAAATGGAACAAAACGGGTCTATTAGAAGGCTTATCAAACGTAGATGCAAATAACATGTCTCTATTATTAGAAAACCAAGCTAAGCAATTAGTTATGGAACAATCAGATACAGGTGGAGGTTCATCAGCAGGTTCATTCTCTGTTGGTCAATCAGAAAACTGGGCTGGTATCGCTTTACCTTTAGTACGTAAAGTATTTGCTCAAATCGCAGCAAAAGAATTCGTTTCAGTTCAACCAATGTCAATGCCTTCAGGTCTTGTATTCTTCTTAGATTTCCAATATGGAACTTCGAAAGATCCATTCACAGTAGGTGGTTCATTGTATGGTAACAGAAATGCAACAGGTGAATTCCCGTTTGCAACTCCAGCTCCATCAGGTGGTTTATACGGAACAGGTCGTTTCACTTACTCTACCAACCAATTCTCATCATCTGCAATCACTATTACAACTGGTTCACTTATCGTTTCAGGTACGTTAGCTACAACTAACTTTGATTCAGATTACTCAGCTTCAGTTGCTTCAGGTACAATTAAAGCAATCACTTTAGTAACAGCTTCTACAAACATTCCTTACTTTGATATGGATGCTGTTAGAGGTTTCTTAATTACTTCAGGTTCAACTATTACTGCTGCTAATAACTTACAACAGTTTACTACGTTTGATTACACAAACAACACTATTACATTCTTTGTAAGTGCTTCTACAGGTACAATTGCTCCAGCAGGTGCTTATACAATTTTGTATAACAAAGCTACTCAAATGAGTCCGTACAACGTAGGTGATTTTGAAGATTCGTCATCATTCGCAGTTCCGAATGCTGAATCAAACACTACTATCGTTATCCCTGAGATTAACGTTAAAATGCAATCACAAGCCATCACTGCCAAAACTAAAAAATTGAAAGCAGTATGGACACCTGAATTCTCTCAAGATTTGGCTGCGTACCAAAATATTGATGCAGAAGCAGAAGTAACAAACATCATGTCTGAATACATTTCAATGGAAATTGACCTTGAAATTTTAGATATGTTGATTGAAGATGCTGCAGCAGGTACTGAATATTGGTCAACAATCAATAACAACGTTTACAATCCAGGTACAGGTACTTTCTCAACTGGTGGTTCAGCGTTCTACAACACACAAGGCCAATGGTTCCAAACTTTAGGAACTAAAATCCAAAAATTGAGTAACAAAATTCACCAATTAACTTTAAGAGGTGGTGCTAACTTCATCGTTACATCTCCAACTGTAGCTACAGTATTAGAATCAATCCCAGGATTCGCTTCTAACAACAATGGTGATGCTGCTCAAATGGAATACGCTTTCGGTGTACAAAAAGCAGGTCAATTAAATGGCCGTTACACAGTTTACAAAAACCCTTACATGACTGAAAACATCATGTTATTAGGTTACAGAGGTTCACAATTCTTAGAAGCTGGTGCTGTATTTGCTCCATATGTTCCATTAATTATGACTCCACTTGTGTACGATCCAGATACATTTACTCCACGTAAAGGTTTATTAACTCGTTACGCTAAGAAAATGTTAAGACCAGAATTTTATGGTAAGATCTATATCCAAGGATTAAATACTATCTAATTTTAAATTAATAGAATAAAAAGAAGGGACTCGCATTGCGAGTCCTTTTTTTGTCTATATTTATTGAAAACTAATAAGTTTTATGAGTGGAAATATTGCTAGAATGCCGCTTATTATCAATTTGAATATTAATATATACAACTATATTATCTCCTATTTACCCGCTGTATTAGACGGGTTAATCAACAAATCAACAATTTTATTTACTAAACGACTGTATTATGAGTTCAAACCATCATGAAGACGAGATCTTCAAGGAGAAACGCAAACCTAAAACTCCAATTAAATTTAAAATTCAATTAAACGAAGAACAGAAGCAAGCAAAGGAAAAAATTTTAAATAATACAGTTACACTATTAGCTGGTTCAGCTGGTTCAGGTAAAACTTTATTAGCATGTCAAATAGCATTAGAAAAGCTATTTATGAAAGAAGTAGAAAAAGTAATTATTACTAGACCTACAGTATCAAAAGAAGAAATTGGTTTTTTACCTGGTGATTTAAGAGAAAAAATGGATCCTTGGGTTCAACCAATTTACCAAAACATGTTTTTACTATATGATAAAGTTGCTATAGAAAAGCACATTAATGAAGGTAATATAGAAATTGTACCTGTATCATTTATGCGTGGTAGAACATTTGTTAACTCAATTGTTATTGTAGATGAAGCTCAAAACGTAACACATGAACAAATGGAAATGATTGTTACTCGTATTGGTATTGATTCTAAAATGATAGTATGTGGTGATGATAATCAAGTAGATTTAAAAAATAAACGTGACTCTGGATTTAAATTTTTATATACAGCAGCGTCAAAAATTAAAAATCTAATTGGAATTAAATTAAGTACTAACCATAGAAATCCAATAGTTGAAGATTTAATTGAATTATACAATGATGCTTATGAAAGAGGCATGACCAATGTTAAAGTTAAGTAAGGAACCATATTTTTTTGATATTTATAATTAAAAGGCATGGCAACTTTCACTTCCCAAATATTTGAAATTTTAACATTAAACGGAGATAACGTAGGATCTTCTGTTACTAACACTATTAACAATGTTAATTTTGTAGATAACAGAATCCTTAGTATCCCTACTGGTTCAGTTACTACATTATTTTCAATGGATTCAGTACCAGGTGCTGGAACATTTGTAACTAGTAGTGTTCAATATGTTAGAGTAACTAATAATTCAACTGTTACACCTATTAAATTAATTGTATCTTCTTCAACAGAAGCTATGAGTTATTTAATTGCTACCGGTAGTTCATATATGATATCTACAAGTAAAATGACAGGAAGCGTAAGTGTTGGTACTGGTAGCTTTAATTTTAGTGATATTCAATCAGTTAAAGCACAACCTTCATCAAGTGCCGCTTCAATAGAATATTACATTGTAACTATTTAATAAAATAATATGAATATACCTATTTGGCCTGGTTCTAGTTCATTCGCGCAAGTATCAGCTTCTTACTATAATACTCCCTCATCAGGAATACCTCCTACTCCGTTTGGATTTTATGATAATGAAGCCCAATTTAAAACAGACGCTGATAGTGTAGCTATGTTTGTTACTCGTAGATTAGGATATCCTATTATGGATATTGAACTTCAAGATATTAACATATATGCTGCTTTTGAAGAAGCAGTTACTACATATGGAAATGAATTATATGCTTTTTTAACTAGAGATAATTATCTTTCATTTGAAGGAGCTTCAACATCTATTGATGCTGATAACGCTTTAATTACTCCTTCAATGGCTAATATTGTTAGATTATCTGAACAATATGGAGAAGAAGCAGGTTCAGGAGGTAATGTTACTTGGAGAAAAGGTAGATTAAACCTAATCCCAGGAATACAAAGATATGATTTAAAAGCTTGGGCTGAGTCTCAAGGTATTGTAGGTGGAATTGAAATTAAAAGAGTATTTTACCAACCACCTCCAGCTGTATCTCAAATGTTTGCTCCTTTCTTAGGAACAATGGCAGGAGGTTTAGGTGGAGTGCCAGCAGCAGGTGCTTATGGTTTAGGAATGGGTTATACAAATTATTTAATGATGCCTACAAGTTTTACAGCTCAAACTATTCAAGCTATTGAGATGCAAAACACTATAACATTATCTAATTATACTTTTGAAATTACAAACAATGTAATATCAGTATTCCCAGTTCCGGGAACTGGATTTTTTAATGGTGAAGTTGATTATAATTTAGATTATGGAATGTATTTAAATTTTGAATATATTACATTACAAGAAAGATTAGATTCAGCATTTGGTGATGGTACAAATAAAATTACTAATACATCAAATGTACCTTATACTAATCCTAATTATAATGCTCTTAACTCAGTAGGTAGAAGTTGGATATATGAATACACTTTAGCTTTAACTAAAGAAATATTAGGATATGTTAGAGGAAAATATAGTACAGTTCCTATTCCTAATGCTGAAGTAACTTTAAATCAACAAGATTTATTATCTTCAGCTACATCAACTAAAGATGCATTAATTTTAAGATTAAGAGAATATTTTGATCAAACTTCACGTCAAGCATTACTTGAAAGAAGAGCGGCTGAATCAGCAGCACGTGTGACAGAAATACAACAAGTACCAATGGTAATTTATATAGCATAAAATGGCGTTATTCGGAAGTATAAGAGATGTTTCAGCTTTAAGATTTATTAATAGAGAATTAATGGGTAATATTATTACCCAACAGGTTGCTTATTACAAATATAATCTAGGTCAAACTAGAGTTAATATGTATGGTGAAAATGTAGAAGGTAAATTTTATATAGGACCAGTTCTATTAAATTGTTTACTTGAAAGAAATGATCAAGCATTTCCTACAAGTGATTTAGGTGTTGATTTAGCTTGGGGTATAAAAGTAGCATTCTTAAAAGATGATTTATTAAATAAAAATTATGATTTTAATATTGATACTGAATTTTATGGAGCTAATTTAGTACCACAAGTAGGAGATATTATTTTATATCAAAATGGATATTTTGAAGTAGATAATGTAGTTTCAAACCAACAATTTGTAGGTAAAGATCCTGATTATCCATATGATGTAAACCCTTTAAACCCAGGGTTACAAAACTTTGGTTGGGATCAATCAATTGTTTGTGATTGTCATTATGTACCACAAGATAGAGTAAATATAACTAAAGCAAGATTATAATGGCTGGAAGAATACCTATACCTAAAACACAAAAACAGATACTTGTAGATCAACAAGTACCTTTTGATGTTGAAAGAGGTAATCCTAATAAATCTAATGATCCTAATAGAGGTACACAAACTTCTTTTAGGAATGATAATACTAAACCATTTAGTATTAGTCTTGAAGATATTGACCAGGCTATTATGTATTACTTCCAAAATGTCATTAGACCTTATGTAGTACAAAATGAAGAAAGAATAGAAGTTCCTGTTATTTATGGTTCACCTGAAAAATGGAAATCATATCAAAAGGATGGTTACTATAGAGATGTAAACGGTGCTATTATGGCTCCACTTATTATGTTTAAAAGAGATAGTATAGAAAAAAATAGAACTATAGCTAATAAATTAGATGCTAATAAACCTAATAACTATACAGTAACAGAAAAACAATATTCTCCAAGTAATGTATATAGTAATTTTAATGTTTTAACTAACAGAATACCGACTACTACATACTATGCTTCAGTAGTACCAGATTATTTAACATTAACTTATAGTTGTGTAGTATTTACATATTATGTAGAACAACTAAATAAAATAGTAGAAGCAATTGAATATGCTTCAGATGCATATTGGGGTAATCCAGAACAATTTCAATTCCAAACTCGTATTGACTCGTTTAATACAGTAACAGAATTGCAAAATACTGCTGAAAGATTAGTTAGAAGTACATTTAATATTAAAGTGTACGGATATATAGTCCCAGAAGTATTACAAAAAGATTTAAACTCTATTAAGAAATTTTCAAGTAAAAGTAAGATTATTGTAGGAATAGAATCAACCTTGTCAGATATACCAGATATTCCAGTACAAGCAAAAACATCTACTATAATAATAGCAAACGAAATATAATATGGCCAGAATAAATAACTCTATACCAAGAAACAATGTAAGATTCCTAGATCAAGTATCTTTGGCTTCCTTTCAAGTACCTACTTCAGGTAGTGGAGGTGGAGGTGAATCTGGTCTTTCAGGTTTATCAGGATTAAGTGGAACTGGAATTTCAGGTTTAAGTGGTATAGGCGGATCAGGACTTTCAGGTCTTAGTGGTATTGGTGGTTCAGGTTTATCTGGTTTATCAGGTACTAATGGTACTTCAGGACAAGTAGGTACATCAGGTATTTCAGGACTAAGCGGTACTGGAACTTCAGGTTTATCAGGTTTAAGCGGTATTGGTGGATCAGGTTTATCTGGTTTATCAGGTATAAGTGGCCTATCAGGTACAAATGGTACTTCAGGTTTGTCAGGTTTAAGTGGAACTGGGATATCAGGACTAAGTGGTCTGTCAGGTACAAATGGTACATCAGGTATTTCAGGACTTTTAGGGTTAAGTGGCTTATCAGGTTTAGAAGGTCTTTCAGGCTTAAGTGGCTTATCAGGTACAAATGGTACCTCAGGACTTTCAGGTTTAAGCGGTACTGGTATATCTGGTATATCCGGCTTAAGTGGAACAGGTACATCAGGTATCTCAGGTTTAAGCGGTTTATCAGGAACTAATGGTGCAAATGGTACCTCAGGACTTTCAGGTTTAGAAGGTATATCAGGACTTAGTGGAACTGGTCTTTCAGGTTTATCTGGTTTAAGCGGAATAGGAACCTCAGGTATATCAGGTCTTAGTGGAACTGGTTTATCAGGACTTTCAGGTTTAAGTGGTTTATCAGGTCTTTCAGGCATAAGTGGTATTAGTGGTCTTAGTGGAACAGGTTTATCAGGTCTTTCAGGTTTAAGTGGAGCGGGTACATCAGGTTTATCAGGTATAAGCGGTTTATCAGGTACAAATGGTACCTCAGGTATAAGTGGTTTAGAAGGTCTTTCAGGACTTTCAGGATTAAGTGGCACTGGAACTTCAGGTTTATCAGGTCTTAGTGGTGCTGGTACTTCAGGTTTATCAGGTCTTAGTGGTACAAATGGTACTTCAGGAATTTCTGGTTTAGAAGGTATCTCAGGTATTTCAGGCTTAAGTGGTACTGGAACTTCAGGTTTAAGTGGTTTAAGTGGTTTATTAGGTACCTCAGGTATAAGTGGTTTAAGCGGAACAGGAACTTCAGGTCTAAGTGGTTTATCAGGTACAAATGGCACTTCAGGAATTTCTGGTTTAGAAGGTTTATCAGGTTTATCAGGTTTAAGCGGAACAGGAACTTCAGGTTTATCTGGTCTTAGCGGTACTGGAACTTCAGGACTTTCAGGTCTAAGTGGAGCTAGTACTTCTGGTTTATCTGGTTTATCTGGTTTATCAGGAACTAATGGAATAAATGGAGAATCAGGTTTAAGTGGATTAAGTGGTACAGGAACTTCAGGTTTAAGTGGTTTATCAGGACTTTCAGGCATATCTGGTATATCAGGTCTTAGTGGAACTGGTTTATCAGGTCTTTCAGGTTTAAGTGGCTTATCAGGACTTTCAGGCATAAGTGGTATTTCAGGTTTAAGTGGAACTGGTGTTTCAGGTTTATCAGGTCTTAGCGGAGCTGGAACTTCAGGTCTAAGTGGTTTAGAAGGTACTTCAGGCTTAAGCGGTTTGTCAGGACTTTCAGGTACATCAGGTATATCAGGTATATCTGGTCTAAGCGGAACAGGTACATCTGGTTTAAGTGGTCTATCAGGTACAAATGGTACAAATGGAGAATCAGGACTAAGTGGTTTATCAGGACTTTCAGGAACTGTAGGTACAAGTGGTATTTCAGGATTAAGTGGCTTATCAGGACTTTCAGGAACTAATGGAATAAATGGAGAATCAGGTTTATCTGGTCTTTCTGGTTTATCAGGAACTTTAGGAACATCAGGTCTTTCAGGTATCTCAGGTCTAAGTGGTATCTCAGGACTTTCAGGATTATCTGGTATATCTGGTTTATCAGGTATTTCAGGTTTAAGTGGAATAGGTACATCAGGTTTATCAGGTCTAAGTGGAAATAGTACTTCAGGTTTAAGTGGTATATCAGGTATTAGTGGTACACCAGGAGCTGGAGGTACAGTAGCTTATTATGGTTCATTCTATGATACTACAAATCAAACAGCATCATTAGCAAATACTGCTTATCCAATGCAATTAAATAGTGTAGCAGAAGCAAATGGTATTTCTGTAGTATCAGGATCTCGAATTACTTTTGCTAATGCTGGAACTTATGATTTACAATTTTCAGCTCAATTACATAATAATGGTGGAGGTGGAGGAGGAAATACTGTTAATATTTGGCTTAAACAAACAGGATCAAATGTTGCTAATACAGATACTAAAGTAACAGTACCAACTAATAATCCTTATGTTGTAGCCGCTTGGGATTTTTTAGCAACATACAACGCAGGCGATTATGTTGAACTTGTATGGTCTACGGATAATACTAATATTGGTTTAGATACATCACCTACAAGTTCAATTTCCCCAGCAATACCTTCATTAATTGTGTCAGTAATGCAAGTTACTTACACACAATTAGGTCCTTCAGGACTATCAGGTTTAAGTGGTTTATCAGGACTTTCAGGTATATCAGGATTGTCAGGTACAAGCGGTTTATCAGGTCTTTCAGGCTTAAGTGGCTTATCAGGCATCTCAGGACTTTCAGGTTTAAGTGGTACTGGTACTTCTGGTTTATCAGGTTTAAGTGGTACAAGTGGTGCTAATGGAACTTCAGGTATAAGTGGTTTATCAGGTACATCAGGTGCTAGTGGGACAAATGGAGAATCAGGTTTAAGTGGTTCATCAGGTATAAGTGGTCTTTCAGGAACTAATGGTACAAATGGAGAGTCAGGTTTATCAGGTATATCTGGTTTATCAGGAACTTCAGGTCTATCAGGTCTATCAGGACTTTCAGGTTTATCAGGAACTTCAGGTTTAAGCGGTTTATCAGGAATTTCAGGTCTTTCAGGTTTATCAGGAACATCAGGTTTAAGTGGTACTAGTGGTATATCAGGTTTATCAGGTTTATCTGGTCTATCTGGTCTTTCAGGTTTAAGTGGATTATCAGGTGAAAAAGGGTTTTCAACTGGTTTAATTTATTATTTTAATCCTACAGTTACTTCTAGTATTTCAGGTTACTATACTATGGATAGAAATATCATCATAGGAGCTGGTACAACATTAACAGGAAGTGGAGCTGGAGATCAATTAATAGGCTCATTTGCAACAGTAAATAATGATCCAAATGCAACAATAATACCAGGAGGAGCTTGGAATTTTGAACAATATGCTTCTATGAATTCAGCAGGTGGTACTCCATCTATATTTGTAAACATATATGTTAGAACAACAGGTAGTACAGAAACACTTATCGCTTCTAATACGGCAGCTCCTGAAGTTATCACTGGAGGCACATCTACAGATCTTTATTTATTCTCAGTCCCTGTACCCACTACAAATATAAATGCTAGTGATAGAATTGTTGTTAAATTTTATTCTAGAAACTTAACAGGAAGAACAGTAACTCTCCACTTTGAAGATACTACTATATCTCAAGTAACAACTACATTATCCCCAGCTACACAAGGTACATCTGGTTTATCCGGCTTATCAGGAATTTCAGGTTTAAATGGTACATCAGGTATATCCGGTCTTTCAGGTCTTGAAGGTACAAGTGGTTTATCAGGCACATCAGGACTTTCAGGTACAAGTGGTTTATCAGGTTTAGAAGGTATTTCAGGATTAAGTGGAACATCAGGACTTTCAGGTACATCAGGTTTAAGTGGTACTTTAGGTACATCAGGCTTATCAGGAACTTCAGGTTTATCAGGTATATCAGGTATTTCAGGTCTAAGTGGTACATTAGGTACTTCAGGTTTATCAGGTACATCAGGTTTATCAGGAACTTCAGGAATATCTGGTTTAAGTGGCTTATCTGGTAATTCAGGTTTAAGTGGTATATCAGGTTTATCCGGTACTTCAGGTTTATCCGGTATAGATGGAACTTCTGGTTTAAGTGGAACTAGTGGTATATCAGGTTTATCAGGCGAATCAGGTTTAAGTGGTACATCAGGTATTTCAGGTGAAAGTGGTTTATCCGGTATTTCAGGTATAGGATTAATATGGCGAGGAACATATAATGCAGCATTAGCTTATTTAGTTAATGATGTTGTATATTATAATGGAAGTTCTTATATTTGTATAGTAAATACAGGTATAGGAGATAATCCAACAGATACAGGATATTGGTCATTAATGGCTTCATCTGGTTTAAGTGGATTAAGCGGTATTTCAGGTTTAAGTGGTACTAATGGTACATCAGGCATATCAGGACTAAGCGGCTTAAGTGGTACAGTAGGTACTTCTGGTTTATCCGGTTTATCAGGCATCTCAGGATTTTCAGGATTAAGTGGTACTAATGGAACCACTGGAGAATCAGGTTTAAGTGGTATATCAGGTCTAAGCGGTACAGTAGGTACAAGTGGTCTTTCAGGATTATCAGGAACTTCAGGTCTCTCTGGTTTGTCAGGAACTTCAGGTCTAAGTGGTATTTCAGGTTTATCAGGAACATCAGGTATATCAGGTCTAAGTGGTACAAATGGAACATCAGGAATTTCAGGCCTAAGTGGCATTTCAGGTTTATCAGGTACAATAGGAACTTCAGGTTTAAGTGGTACTTCAGGTTTAAGTGGTGAATCAGGTCTATCTGGTTTATCCGGAACAGTAGGTATATCAGGTCTTTCAGGAACATCTGGTTTAAGTGGTATTTCAGGTTTATCCGGAACTTCAGGTATAAGTGGTATATCAGGCTTAAGTGGAACTTCAGGTATATCAGGTCTTTCAGGTATATCAGGCTTAAGTGGTACAGTTGGTACATCAGGTCTTTCAGGTATATCAGGTTTAAGCGGTATATCAGGCTTAAGTGGTACAGTTGGTACATCAGGTCTTTCAGGACTTTCAGGTCTAAGTGGCTTATCAGGTGTGTTATCTTTAACAGGTACAACAGATAATGGTGTGATTACTTATATAAGTTCTTCAAATTCAGGAAATGTTGAAGCTAATTTAACATTTGATGGAACAACATTAAATGTTATAGGCGATATAGTAACAGATACTAATTACGCAACTGTAGTATCAGCGGTAACCGTTAATGCTTCAGGAAATGCTACAGCATTATCTTATGATTCTAATACTTATTGTGCATCAATGGTTGAATTATATGTAGAAAACACATCTAATACTCCTAACTTTAGATTAACTACAATCCATATAGCTAATGATAGTGTTGGAAACTTTGATTATAATGAAACAGCAACACCAGATGTAGGTAGTACAACAGATTTAACATTTACTGTTACTTATAGTACCCCTAATATTATAATTACAGCAGTTAATGCTTCAGGTGGAGATCAATATAATGTAAGAATATTCCCACGACTAATAAAATTTTAATAAAACAAATATAAAGTAATATTTATATATAACCAGGATATTGAACGGTAAAACATGGCACACGAATTTATAGTAAAAAAAGGTCTGATAGTAACAGGCTCATTAAATGTATCAGGTAGTGTAAAACTTCCTGATATCCCTCAAGGTACATCTGAAACTAATATTGTATTACTGAATAACTCAGGCAGTCTAGTTTACAGATCAAATTTAAGTTTGTCAGGTTTATCCGGTATTTCAGGTTTAAGTGGTACAATAGGTACTTCAGGTCTTTCAGGTATCTCAGGACTCTCAGGTACAGATGGTAATTCAGGTATAAGTGGTATCTCAGGACTTTCAGGTACTTCAGGTATAAGCGGTTTATCAGGTATTTCAGGACTATCAGGTACATCAGGAATCTCAGGACTTTCAGGTATATCAGGTTTATCAGGTACATCAGGTATTTCAGGTTTAAGTGGTACATTAGGTACTTCAGGTATAAGTGGTATATCAGGTTTAAGCGGCCAAGTAGGTACATCAGGCATTTCAGGTATAAGTGGTTTATCAGGTACATCAGGCATCTCAGGACTTTCAGGTACATCAGGTATTTCAGGTATTTCAGGTTTATCAGGTCGTTCAGGACTTATTGGTACATCATTTTCATGGCAAGGTGCTTGGAATGTGGCAACCGATTATTCTATTAATGAAGCTGTTTACTATAATGGAAGTTCATATGTTTGTATTTTAGGAAATACAGGTCAAACACCTTCATCTTCTCCAACTTATTGGAGTGTAGTAGCTCAATCAGGTTTAAGTGGTATTTCAGGTATAAGTCTTGTATGGAGAGGAATTTGGAATGCTGGTGTAACTTATTCTATAAATGATGTAGTTTATTATGAAGGAGGATCTTATATCTCTTTAGAAAATAATAATACAAACTCTACACCTAG